ACGTTCAAGTTTGTTGTGGTAATATTCGTGCTATTAATATTATTTGAATTTATGTTACTCATATAAAAAAGACACATATTTTAAAAATAATATTAATACAAAAAACTAGCTAAATTTACAGTGCATTAGTTTGGAGTGGGGAAAGGTCTCTGATTTTTCTCTACCGCTAAAGGTTCAGGCATTAAAACCGCTTCCTTCTTGAAAAAATTAGCAGTTTCCAACGTTTTTAATTCAGGATATAAAGGTCCTGCAGGTTTTACTAAATTTGTTGAGTTAATTCCGAATAAAAATGACTCAATGTCAGGTGCGTTGTATGACAATTGATTCCACGGTATTTGAGCAGGGTTAACACCATCTCCTGGCAATTTTGTATCATAAGCAGCACCATATTGTGAGTTGGGATACAATGTGTATGTCTCAGAATGCTTAAATTGTCTTTGCTCTAAATTATAATTTCCAGGTGTATTAAGGTTTCGCGTTGATGCCATCTTATATATACACTTTATAGAAAAATAATCCCAACTTTATTCTTCTAATGCTTTTTTAAGCCGGTTTATATTATCTCCAACCACTTTCCCATCATTTAATATATCGCAAATGCATTTATGTGTTAAAAAAAAATAATCATAAGAAAATAAAGTCACAAACCCAGATTCCAAATCTTCACACAAGTGTTTCTCTCTGCTTTTTTCTATAGATTCCATAAATTCAACATCTACTTTTACGATATCATAAAGCTCTAACAATTTGTCGTTGTTAAAACATACATTATTGCCAGCGCTTTCAACCTCGTCTACTGTAAATTGTAGCGCTCTTAATAAATCGGTTTTATATATTAACTCCGCCAAATCTTCAAACTCTTCAACGTCTTCCAAATCATATCTCTCATTGGTATGATAACAATTTCTAAGTGTGGCGTCATAAAAACTATATGTACAAATAAATTGTGAATTATACATATAATAATAAGTAATTGAGGTTTATGTTGTTTTTATTTTAAACATATTGATTATCTGTGTGGGCGGCATAGTAATCGCGATCTCTCGTCAACTCGCGAGAAGGAACGCCGCCGCGAATCCAACCTTCGGATGCAACACCTTCAACACAATAAGCAGGGTTTGTGATACGGTCTTGGACACTAGGAATTAAAGGCGTGTTCTGGAGCTTGATGTAACTCTTTTCCGCAAGCTTATTCACACTGCGCTTGTTAGTTAAAAGCTCGCCCTGTTGAATTTGTGATTCTAAAATGGGGCAAACTGATCCGCGTCCTAAAAATGGAACTGTGGCAAAAGGACGCTGGAACAAGTCAATCTTGCACTTAGGATGAGTTTGGATGCTGCCAATCAACAACTTGGAGCTATCATCAACAACACAACCACCGGAACCAACTGGGCTGGTGCCATTGTAAAAAACACATGGCTGAGACGTAGCTAAAGCGATGGGTTTCTTCATAGTGCAATCGTTGGCAAAATAGTTTTGTAATGTGTAGTTGCATGCACTGATGTTTTGAATTGTCTCCTGGTCTTGGAAACAAGTGTCGTTTCCAATTCTACTCATGTTATCAAAGGTATAGTTAGTAACAAATGCCATTTATATATAATACATTTATTTTTTTTACTAAACAAAAGTATTATAAATTAACTTTTTATTCTTCATTCTTTCGCTCGCCTTTTCTAAAGGTGGTTAATACAAATTGTATCTAATATTATCCTGAACACATGCAAAAGCGTTTCCATCTCTGCAACTTGGCATATCACCATATAAATAATCGGCAAAGGCGCCTTGGTCATTTGGAATTTTTGTATTAGGTGTGGAGTAAAAGGACCATTGAGATTGGTCAAATTCAAATTGTTCTCCTAAATCTCCGTATAATTGTTTATTGGTGTTTTTTATACCAGGATTCAAGGTCTGAACCATTTTTTTAGTAGAAACGTTAATATCCTCATAAACCTCTGTGTTGAAAGATGGAGGGGCAGGTTTTCTAGTTGGGTTGTCCATAATCTCAGTTAACAATACATTTCCCAAAGGGTTCTTCTTATTAACAGGCATAAATTCTGATTTTAAATAGCTTTTTAAAGTGTCAGGATTAATAATTGTTTCTTGCTGATTTTTTACATCAATTCCACTAAATCCTTCCTTGGAGCTATCCAACATGTCCTTTGTAACCTTTTGTTTGCGCATTTTATACATTGCAAAAATTGCAACTAATGTTACTATTCCAATTAGTAAAATACTTTTATTCATGGTTAGTATAAATCCTAAAATTGTCATTATAATTACAAGTCTGCTAATGGCATTCAATTTCTCTTCATAAGACATTTTTGAAGAAGGCCACACTTGAAGAATGTAATCTTTATTAAATATAATTGACGGTTCATTGATCCAAAATGTTGAAGTCATTATATATATAGAACTACTTAATTTTTATTTTTATTTTTATTCTTTTTAGAAAGCAAAATTAAATTTTTATTTGTTGTGGTAATATATAATGAATACTACTGTTGCTGATAATAATGACATTTACTATCAACCAACTGAAACAGTTGAAGTGAAACTAACAAAAGAAAATAGAAAGATTTATCGTGGAATTCTTGACGACGGTTATGGAAATCCAAATATAAGATATTATGGATACATTTTAGAAGGAATCGTTCCATTGTTTGGATTATATTTATTGTCAACTCAAAAATACAAGTATGCTACATACTTTATTATATTTTTTGCAATCGGATCAATAATTAATGGGATTCGCTTTTATTATGTGAATCCTTTTAGCGAAGGATTATCAGACGCCGATTTCTTAAGCTATAATGTTTATCAGAATATATTCAACGCCATAGCGTGTTTTATTACGTTATTATATATTTTATTTATGAAAAAGTAATATTTTTTTGGAATACTAATATATAGATGTCTAACAATCAAAATGTTTTAAAAGACGACAGGAGAAAAGTTTATACTGGAATGTTTGCAGATAAAGACGGAAATCCGGATTTTAAGGGGTTGGGTCCACTTTTTAAAGGAATATTTTATTTGTACATTTTATTCATTATTTTATCTAGAAACATTTTTTACTCTGGTTACATATTACTTATTGGAGCGATTGGAAAAGTGTTTAACACTATTCGCTTTTATTATGTCAACACAATGATAAAAAATGGAACCGATGAATTTTTTATTGATATGAATGTTATTGAAGAAGCGGTTGAAGGTGGAATTTATGCATTTGTTGGATTATATTTATTATCATATACTTGGAGTAAGAAGTTATAAGATTAAACATATTATATATAATATATTGCTTTTAAAGAAATATATTATTTGCAATATATATAATAAATGAGTTTACAAAACCAAACAAATAAAGTTCCTGAAGTTCAAGGCGAAACAGACGCAGATTGGGAAAAATTAAAAAAATACAAAATATCTATAGGAAAATTTTACACAGGACCATTTGCAAGCGCCAGAGGTAATCCTCATTTTGGGTTTTTTCCATTGATAACAAAATATCTATTTTTATCATGTGCGCTATATTATGCTGTATCTAAAAACTATAAATATACTGTTTTAGTGGCGTCCATTTATTTTGTTGGAAGCATGTTAAATGGATTTCGTTTTTATTACATAGATGCGCTATCAGAACACGGTGAAGACGAAGACTTTTTAAAAACAACTGTGAATGATAATTTAATAGGTGGATTTATAGCGTTGATTGCAGTTTTATACGTACTTTTCAAGAAATAAGTGGCATGGTTTATCAATTTTTATATATTATTAATATAGTATAGTATATAAAATGAACAATTCAAACTATAATTTGCCAAATATTAAATCAGAGGAAAATAGTTATATTGATACCCAAGGACAACGAAAACGTAAATATTATTCTGGTTATTTTTCCGATAAGGACGGTAGACCAGATTTTAAAGGTTTAGGTCCAGCGTTGAAAGGAGTTTTATATTTATTTTTATTTTCAATCATAATATCTCTGCCAGAAATTAATGTTTACTTTGCAATATTGCTATTATTATTTAGCATAGGTAGAATTTTAACAGCAATTCGCTTTAATTACGTTGAAACGCTTGATCAAATAGGAGAAGACGTTTATTTTATTGAAATGAACGAGCTTCAAAACTTTGTAGAAGGTTTCGTTGCTTTATTTGTATTATTATACATGTTGTTTGGTCACATTTTAGCAAAAAAAAATATTACCGGCAAACGTTAAATTTATATTTAAGCCTTACTCTTCTTCTTTTTCTTTTTTCCATCAGCATCTTTTGGTTTGGATGCTCTTGGAGTTTTCTCGGCCTTTTCTTCGGAGCCAAACATAGCAAATAATTCTTCGTCAGTAATTGCTGGAGCTTGTTGAACAGGTTGCTGCGCATTTGCTGCTAATTGTGCAAGATTTTTGGCTTCCATCTTTTTCTTAATTCTATCTCTAAAAGCGTCTTGTTTTGCAAGTCTATCTGCTTGTTGCTGCATTGCACCTGTATTAATTCTTGTATTTCTTCCCAATCCAGCCATGCCGGCCATTGCAGCCAAGTCGCCCATGTCCATTCCTCCTGCTCCTCTACCCATTCCTCCCATTCCTCCCATTCCCATTTTTCCCAACATCTCTTGAATGTTTCCCATTCCAGGCATATTCTTCATCTTATTCAACATCTCACTCGCTTCCGTCATTAATTCATTCTGACTAATATCTCCTGACTTCATTCTTGAATCAAGCTTTTCGCTAACGTTTTTAACCAAACCCATCAATTTTCCTGGGTTGCTGAAAAGCTTTTGAAAGATGTCTTTAACGTCTGTTACACCTTCCATGTCCATATTAAGGTTTTGCGACGTCTCTTCGGCAATTTCTCTCGCAAGGTCTCCCAATTTTCCTCCCATCATGCTATGCAAATGACCTTGAATGTCATCCGCTGAAGGCATGTTAAATTCCGGAGTTGACGACTCGCCGTCAGTAGATCCTTCTTCCTTGGAGATATTCTCAAAAATGTTTTGCATATTTCCAAGCGTCTCTTCTAATTTACTCTTAAAATCGTCCTCATTGATTGCGTCAAATAGCTTTGATGTGTCTCCAAGAGCTGATTTGTCTTTAACTGTTCCAATAATACAAATCAAAACCATTTGTAAATACTTCCAAATTGTTTCACGAGTCTTGTCAGTAATCTCGCATTGCCATAAGTATTTAAAACTAATTCCAGGCAAAAATTCGGTATTCACTTGAGAATCTACGTCAAAAATTTCAGTCTTTTGATATAAAATATCAAAGAAACGTTCAGGAAAAACTCGCACACAATGATCAAACAAACTTTGCATTTTTTGTTGCGCGTCTAAACAAACTGCCTCGTTGCGAGCTTCTTCATCCTCCATTTGAGAGAAATCTTGAGGCTTCCACCATTTGTCAATTATTGGCTGATATTCAGGGAATGTGATGAGAATATCAGAAACAAAGTCTTTAACAATCTTAGTAAACTCTTCAGGAATATTGCGTTCTTCTGATTCGGACATTATTTATATGTTTGATATAAATTTATTTTTTTAAATCAAACTAAATAGAATCTATTTATTTTTGCTCAACTTTTTAAAGTTGATTTATGCCATAGTATTATACAACTTAGAAAGCTTCGTTAAATTTTGTATATATTTCATAACCTTTTTCTGGTCTTCCGGAGTCATCATTTTAACAGGTGTTCGCAGTCTATTAATGGCCTCCATTATCTTATCTGAATTTTCTGCGTTTGATAAATCCGTTGAGTAGTCCTTATTAATAAAAAAACTAATATCATCCTTATCAATCGCGTCACCATACTTCTCAACAACAAACTTTTGCCAAATCTTGATAATCATTTTAGGATTCGCCTTTCTAATCAAAATAAATGAATTTTTTGCCGTTGCTAAATCAGTATCATCCGGAAAAACGTTAATAATATCGCTTACAAATTCCATAAAATGATCATTAAAGGCGGTTAATAATGTTGCTGACTGCGCTGCCATTAGGTTCGTTATTTTATATTTTATTATTTTTTTAAGTTATTAACTTATATTATTTATATTTTTGTTTTCTGTTTTTTTTGTATTTGAGTTATTTATTTCTTTGCAGTCAATCCAGCAATTTCTTGATCTCTCATTTCTTGCAACTTTGCAATCGTCATTTCCTGTCCACCTGCACTTCTACCTTGTTTATAATCGTGCTCATCAGTTGGTGTGCTTATTGTGTCACTATAATTCAATGGAACATAATTATGCATTTGCCTCATTCCACCGTTTCCTTTTGTGTTTAATTCTTCTGAATCCATGTCTAAAAAACTATATTGATCGGATGCAACACAACCTCCTCCTAAAGAAAACGCCATGGGTTCCATATTATTGCTTGTTGCTTGGCGAGTAATGACTTCTTGCGCTGGTTTTAAATGATTATATATGTTATCTCCGTAAAGAACCTGATAATTATTATTCAAAAGCAATAAAGCAGGAACCTTTGTTACATTTTCCGGCATAACAATTTTTTGACCACTTTCTAAAACTAAATAAATCTTGTTGTCCGGACCCTTGGTTCTTTTGTCAATGCATATAAAATGAATATCCTTGCTTGCTTGTGTTTTAGAAAGCGATTGTAAAAGTTTTTTAGAATGTTCACAAAAATTGCTATAATAAAGAATTGAACTCATTAATCTATATTAAGCTTATTGGATTATTATTTTAACTCATTTTTAAAAAAATTGATTAAATATATTAAATAGTATTTATTTAGTATAATATAGAATGAACCCACGCATTGAAAAGCCACAAGAAGACGGTGATAATTTGTTGTTTACGTTGAGAGACGTGAATGTCAGTTTAGCGAATGGACTTCGCAGGACAATTTTGTCTGATATTCCAACTGTTGTTTTCAAAACTACTCCTAATGAAGAGAATAAATGCACTATTATTTCAAATACAACTCGCTTAAACAATGAGATTCTTAAACAACGATTAAGTTGTATTCCAATTCACATTTCCGACTTGAAAATGCCGCTACAAAATTACAGTGTGGAGGTCAATGTAGAAAATCTTACAGACACCATTATGTATGTGACAACGGAACATTTCAAGATCAAGAACTTGACTACAAATGAGTATTTGAAGGAGAAGGATCAAAAGAGTATATTTCCACCCAACTCATTGACCGGATATTACATTGATTTTGCTAGACTTCGTCCTAAAATTTCCGATGAAATCCAAGGTGAAAAGTTGCATTTTACTTGCGAGTTCTCCATCGCGACTGCTAAAGACGACGGAATGTTCAATGCTGTGTCTACGTGCACTTATGGATTTACTCAAGATGATGTTCACATTGAGGAAATTCTTGCAAAGAAGGCCCAAGAGTGGAAAGATAAGGGGATGACAAAAGAGGAAATTGTATTTGAGACAACTAATTGGCGCCTATTGGATGGACAAAGAGTTGTTAAGCGCGACAGTTTTGATTTTGCGATTCAAACAATTGGTGTGTTCACTAATCAAGAGATTGTTCGCAAAGCCTGCGACATTCTTGTTGATAAGTTGGAAGCACTTGATACTGCAATTGACACTGATGAATTGAGAATTGAACCTTCGGAAACTACTATGAAAAATTGTTATGATGTTACTCTTGAGAACGAGGATTATACTATTGGAAAGGCGTTGGAGTATTTCTTGTATTCCAAGTTCTATGAAGGAACTAAGTCTGTTTCCTTTTGCGGTTTCAAGAAGATGCATCCTCACGACACTGATAGCATTATTCGCATTGCTTACAAGGAGGAACTTGAGAAGCAAGCCATTAAGCAAAATCTGAAGGAGTGCATTGCGGACGCTATTCATGTTTACAAGGCAATTAAGGATAAGTTTTAGCCAGTAGGGAACCAAGGTTCCCCTACGACCCCTCCTTAAAAATTATTGCATTTTTATAAATAGTTCTTTTTTTTCAGTGTTTTTTTGTTTTTAAAATTCTATAAAATGAATACATGCGCAGTATTCATTTTATATTTTTAAGCTTTATGCTTTTTTTGGAATGATAAATTAATCCATAGTAGAATCAACCTTGATAAAATCCACTCTGCGCTTTCTTAGACAAGAATTCATGGAATACATTTGCAAAGATGGATGCAACCCATTAACATAGTTTATTACAACTGTATTGTTAACATAGTCATTCTTTGGCTTCAATTCATCCGTATAACTCTTGTGTATGTGAAACATGTGCGTTCTAAAATGGTCAGGGAACTCCTTCAAAGGTCTCTCTTTCTTTATATAACAGCTAATGTAATTTTGATACAATGCATTTGTAAAATCGTGCAACCTGTCTCTGAAATAAGAAAACTCCTTCTTGTTCTCTGGATAAAACTTCAAAAAATCACCGACTTTTCCTTCCTTTCGCAACTCCAAATACTGATACTGCGTCTTCGGCTGATTTCCGCGCAAATGTCTGACATATTCATAAACTGGATTTCTCATCTTGCATCGTTCACCAGTGGTTTTATTTTTAATAACAACGCCTAGGACTTCATAAGTTGTATTCATACTTGCATAATTCTCCTTTAAATCGTCGTATTTTGTAAACTCATAAACCTGAGGAAACTTTAAGCTTGTGGTATTCCAATAACCAACTGCTTTAACAATATTTAGATCAAGAGGGAAAACGTTTACTACATCACCTTCAGTTTGCACTATTTCATAAACTTCCACCAAATATAATTGTGCGCTCTTAAAAGGAACAACAATGCGGTTTTCAGGATGCTGCAAAACAAAACTATAACAATACATTGGGTTTAACATATTCAACTCCAAATTATTTTTTTTTGCGGCCTCTAAAAACATGTCTCTGAACGTTGACATTTTTTCCTTGCATTTAAAAAAACTAACTTCAGCACCAACTGTGTTGCGAGTAGCTATTTCCCAAGATCCGGATAATCCAGATGTCTCATCCCAAAATACATTGATCATTGTTCCTTCCACAAATTCCTCTGCAACAATGCTATCAGACTTGTCAGGATTTTTATTTGCAAATGACTCATAAGATATGGATTTAGGCGGTGCAAAACTTACAACTCTATTTTTGTTGTTTATAATAACCGACCGCAAAAGTCCTGTGCTTAGAATGATATCAGGGGCCAGCATTTCCTTGTCATATCTAATAACCTTATACTTGTTATTACTTTTAGTAACATATTCCGCCATTTTAACACGCACCTTGTTTTGATGGTCTTCTCCAACCGATTCATTTAGTAACATATCCGAAAAACCCACTATTTCATTTAAGCAATATACTGGTTGACGCATGCATTGAGACATTATTCAATACATTTTATTGCGCAATGTCTTTAAACCACTATTTTTATTTTTTTGCCCTTTTTGCTTTTTCATTTTGGTTGTCACTATCATAAAAATTTCTATTATAAATATAGGAATAATGTCATCACCCATAGAATCGCAAAGTGTAGAAGAAGCTCCTGAGTCTCAAACAGTTAACCTTCAATTATCTGATGTTATAAGACTTCAAGCTCCTTCAAACCAAATATTAAATAACAATACCTTTGTTATTGATTATATTGACAAGAACCAAATTAACTTGATTAATGTAAATGATTTAACTGCAATTAAGATTAAGATAAATGAAGATGGAACGCTTGGTGACGGATCAATAACATCTATTGCATTGATTGACCGAAATGATAAACTTGGATACGCGAGGCAAAACGATCTCCTTCCAAATACATGGATTAATATTTATTTTGGTGGAGATACTCCTGTAATAATAACCGGTCAAATCACTAATCTAGAAGAAGATATGATTGAAATAAAAACATATCCTGACAATGACATTTTGTATATTAACTTTGGCTATAAGGGAATTCCGCTAGATTTACCCATTGAAACAATTGAAATAAGAGAGAAACCTGATCAAATTGTTGTAAAGGAAAAGGAAAAAGAAAGGGAAACCAAAGCAGCAAGAGAAAGCTTAGGACTACCTGAAAGTGATGACTCTGTTGATGATTCATTTGTTTCTCTTGTCGAAGATGATAAGAGAGAAAATGCCGACACAGTTTACAACTTGCCTGTTAAGGACATCAAAGATACAGTTCGCGAATTTATTGTGAGAGCTGATGAAATCAAAATCGGTGAAGAATTAGAAGCCATTACTCAATATGTTGAAGTTGAACAGGCCCAACAGCGTTTTAACATTCATTCTCAAACAGACGATTTATTAAATGAGTTATTATCAAATATCCCCAACGTTCAAAGAACTGGAGCTGTATTAAATAACATTCACACTATGATTGAACGATTTAAACAGTTGCGTTCCGAGTTTTCTGAACTAGATGAATACGGCAATGTTATTGGCCCAGTTATAAAAACAGTTTCATGGAAACCATTAGTTAAAAATTTAACTACATTCAAAAACCTCTTGTTTTGGCTTCTTCCTGTTGCAAAAAATGTCAAAAAAGTTTATAATATTAGCTCAAAGGAAGATACCAGTGAAAGTCAAGACATTGTCTCATTAACTATAGATCAAGATATTGATGAGATGAAAATAATTTTTGACCGATACAAATCCAATGATACCCCATCAGACCAAAACAAGTATTTTAATTTAATATCAGAACTAAATCCTTATTTAACGCCTTTTCAACAAACGGACGCCGAATCTACATACGACGTTATTAGCGATATAAACATTTTAAATGATGTAAACGCTATTATTGATAATTTGGGAGATTTCTATTCGTCTGTTGCAGAGAATGACATTATTAAAACCAAAAAATTTGTTATTCAACGTTATAACTTGGGAGTCAACCGATTGGACGCCACGCAAATTACTAACAGCAAAATGATTTCACACCGCGTTAATATAACACAACCAGATTTGTTAGAACTTAGGTCAATTGTAACACTTCCGGAACCAGTTATTCGTTTCTCCCACATTAACTTACCAGAGACTAACATTCTTGATAAAGCCAACTTGAATAACACCTTTATCAACTATTGGCAATTATTAAATGATGACGCACGCGTTAATAAAGTAAACGTTGACGATTTTGAAACAGACCTTGAATTTTCAGAGAAAAAATTTGTGAACAACATCAAAAATTACGTGTTGGTTAAGAATGAAAAAATGGAGGGTTTAACAAATTATGAAATATATAAAGAGTTCCTTCAAAAAATAGTTCCCAAAACGCGCGTTTTATTCAATCTAATGAAGAAATACATTAATGGCAAATTGTCATTGCATGACGTTGTCGGATATTTGGAACCATTTTTGATTTATACAGATGATTTAACGTTTATGCAATACAAGGACATTGAGTCGTTCTTACAGGATAAAATTTCAGATTATAACAGGAAGTTTAAAGATAATGAAAAAGGTTTTTCTTTATTAAAAAAGCGTGTGGCAAACACAGGTTATCGCCCATCAGCTAATTATATTCTCTCTTTAATCTCTGATAGAAAGGTAAATAATGAGGTGTTTGTTGACTCATACGACTACGATCCAAGTGATTTGAAACTTACAAGTTCGGAACTTCTTTGGAGAATGAAAACGATGGATTTTTCTAATGTTTTTGATAATGCGATGGCTCTTGCTAGCATCGGCACCATGTTACCAGAAAATATTGGTTCTATTATTGATAATATTGAAAAGGACAAGGATGAATTAGACGAAGAGATTAAAAACGCAGAAAAGGACAACAAATGCTTGAACATTGTAATTGCCAAGCAGTATAAAACTCTAGAAGAGGTGTCAGCGGACAATGATAAGATTACTTATTTTGATAAGAAGTTTGACGACACAATGTATGGAATGTTGGATGATTATCAAAAAGAACAAATTGCTATGGCTCCTGAAGAATTTTATGAGTTCTTAGTGCAAAAGTTGATTAGCAAAAACAAGATTTCCACCAAAGATGCACCTCGTCTTGCCGAAACTTTAATTAATGGTATGAAACGAGTTGTTGACGGAGATTTTGCAATGGTCTATGACAACGCTGAAGATAAAATTGTTTACTTTAAACGCAGCAACAACAGATGGGCTACAGATAAAACAATTGATGAGAAAATCGTAACGTCTAATCAGAACTTATTGTGCGAATTTCAAAAAGATTGCATTGAAGTTGATAAAAAATATAAGGCGCTTTGCGAAACACAAGATTTAAATAAAAAACACATTACTGAGAATGCTTTAAAAGAAATTGTCGGTCAATTTGATAAAAAGTATGAATTGTCAAAGGATAAATTAAAAGAATTGTTAACCAAAAATTTAGACTATAACTTGAGTATTATAGACAAATTGCATCAAATACATCACACCAATACTTATAAATACAATGCACAGCAATACAAAATTGGCGCTGAAGCCGGCGACTTTGATAAAGATATTTTAATTTCACCTTACAGCAAATTGAGAGACTTAATATTAGGACAATCTAACATGTGTAAGAGACAACAAGACATTGTCAAGTTTGCTGTTCGCTTTACGAGAGAAGCAAATGACACTGAATCTGATTCTGACGAACATGGAAGATACTGGAGATATTGTCTTAAAACCAACGTTAAATTATTACCCACATTTTTATATTCATTGGCTGCATGTTGGATTGAGGACAATGATAATTATCTTAGAAGAATGGATGAAATTATTAAACAAAGCGGCAAATTAAGTGACGATGGAGATTCTTGGGTTGATGAACACAGTGGTTATGTAATATGCGCGAGAGATTTGGAAGTTGATGAAGGTTACGAACAAGGTTATAAAGTAAAAACACGCGAGGTTATGGAGCAAGATGCTGGTGATGCGCTGTTGAACTCATCTTTAAAGCCTGTCATAAAGAAATACACCACACCTGAAACAAAAATGATGTCCAACGTTATTTCCGCATTGGCTGAAAATATGGGAATTAATATTGATGACCAAAAGGATTTTATGATTAAAATTGCAGCTGACACCATTTCTGCAGGCGCTCTTATTTCTGAAGAAGATCATAAAAAGCGTGTAGAAGCCGAGGCCAAAAAGGGTAAAAAGTTGCCTTCTTATATCGCCATTTATAACAGCACTATCTTATATTTGACTCTTGGCGCTTTTTTATTTGGCGTTCAAACATCTATTCCATCTATTAAAACACGAAAAACTTTCCCAGGTTGCGTGAGATCTTTTACTGGATACCCTTTTGAAGGGTCCGGTGATTTGTCTAGTTTGAAATATTTGTCATGCATTGCTTATAAAATACGAAATGCAACGGCTCAACCATGGTCTGCATTAATGGGACTTAAAGAAACAACTGTTGCGGATAAAATTAAAGCTTTCGTAGACAATTATTATCTTTCAAATGTGGACGTCATGCAAAAATGCAAAGATAAATTGGAATACATGTTGGCAAATCCAGACGAGTCAAATATTCCAACGGATCACGAACTGGGAAAATGGATTCAGTTTTTGCCACCATTAGTTCCATTCAAGTTAAGACCTATTACAAACATATCAGAAGAGTTTAAAAAGCAATGTTTGCATGATTTCAAGAATGGGGCAACGTGTCAAAGAGAGAAAATACTGGTTATAAAGTCAAAGATTATTTTTTTCTCTCTTGCAATCCAGGAACAGATTCAAAAAGTGGTGACAAAACGTAGTATGCTTCTCAAAAATTCGGCCAATGAACCTTTCTTGGAAAACGCCTGTTGCAGCGAAAAGGGAAATATGAGCACAATTAAATATTTTGCAGAGGAGGAACCAGAAATTATTGTTTATAATAACATCATTCGCGATTTATCCAATATTATTGAAGATGTTAACGCGATTGCAAAGGCTCCTATGTTCTTTTGCAGGGAGAACTCTAAGAATGTATACGCTCCTTTGAGCGATCAATACAATGACGACACAATTTACCGAGCATTTATTGTCTTTTGCAAATTTAATTCTATTGTGCCAATTAGTCCGGAGTTAGACGCAATTTGTGGCGGAAAACCTGAACATTTTTCAAATATTGATTCTATTAGCGAAAAAATTAGAAAATTGAAACAAGAAGGCAAGAACTATAATAACACTTCTCTCTTGCGTTTGCTGCAGTATGTTAACAGAAAGAATATTGTGAATATAAACGTGGACACACCTGTAATTACTCAAGTTCAACAGCTTCGTAATATTATAGAGGAAATAACAAAAGACGATGAAACAGTTGTTCCTGCGGCATTAATACAAAATTTGGAAGAAGCTCTTGATACATTTGACATTGCAGTAAATGAGGACACTGAAGAAATGAGAAAATTAAAAAATTATTTGGGTCGTGTGAACAAGGAAATGAAAACAGAGGTTATTGATTTCATTGGCAAAAATGCTGGATTAACAAAGAAAGTTAACAACGACATAAAAATATATCTTAACACATTAATGGACTGGGGATCAAGTTCCAAAGAAGCCATGAAGAATTCAATTTCTGATGAAGCCACATATAATTCTATTGAATTCGTTAAAAATTATATTCATAAAATTTTAGATGTATTCCCTGACATTATCAAAAACAAGGTTGATTACCAGAATTCTATTCAGATACCCAGTTATTGGGGATTGTCCAAGAATCATACAAACGACATTCGCTCCATTATAAACGAATACTACAAAAGTTTGAGACCATTTTATGGAGACAAGGTTTTATCAAAGATTCTTACAACCATTCCCAATACAACCAAGAATTTATTACAAGTCGTTTTAAGCACACCTTATATGAGCGACATCTATTACAAGGGTTCAAAAACTTATTCGGTGTTTGACAAGAGAACCTGCGACATGCTTTTTGAGAACTACTTTTTGCAAGTGTTGCTTGAATTCAAGAAATTATCAGAAGATCAGAACATGTTGGTGAGAGAAATGGGCGAAGATGGGACCGAGTCATTTACAGTTGAAGACTTGGAGGAAACAGCGCTTCATTTGTCGGCCAAACCGGTTGCAACAGTTTTACTCGGAAATATCAAAGATATGCGCACAAGAACAGCCAAAATGTTGGCCGCATTTTTAACAATCATGTCTAACCACAAGGACATCGTAGATCTAAGCTACGATAAGGTCATGGAAGTAGTTTTTAAATCCAAAGAAAGAGAGAAAGACACATTCACAGATAGATTGAAGGCGATGACCGACGAAGAGCGTGACGCTGACACCATTTTAAAGATTAATAAATTGGGGGCATGGAGCAAGGGTCTTCAAAAAGGTCTAACTACATATGTGAAGGAGACTTATGATGAAGAGAGAGAATCCATGGAAAAGATTGCCGACATTGAAAAGTCCTTGCGAAAAAATAAAGATGTTGTTGATGAAAACATGGATCAATATTTAGAAGATTATATAGAAAATGCAGATGCAGTTGCTGATATTGAGAGAGAAGAAAATGATATTGGTTGGTTCAATGGAGATGACGCAGGTGAAGACTATTTTGGAGCCGAACAAGGCCAAGATGATTGGGAGGAACGCGATTAATAACTTGTAATTTTAAATTTAGAAGAATAATAATATACAAATTATATATTATTATATATTAATGTATCGTTCCTATATTGCAAAAAATCCTACTCTTGTTAGTGTTTTACTATTTTTAGTCATATTCATTACAATTCAAATTGGCAAACCCAGTTTCTTATATAGAGATGATGGCAGTATTCGTGAGTTTGGCATTGGTTATCGCAACAAAACAATCCTTCCTATTTGGCTTTTAGCCATTGTTTTAGGAATTCTTTCTTACTTGTTTGTATTGTATTACTTGTCAAGACAAACATTATTTTAAACCACCTTTCTCATAAACTTGCGAAAGGTTGTTACATTGTGTATACAGTTGATTCGGCCTTTTCTGTTTTGGCTTTAACCGCGGCTTCTTGTTCCAAGTATTTGTCATGACTTGCTTGCATTGTTGCCAAATCACCAGTGCATCCACGTTTCATTATGTTGTATTGCGTAATAGATATCAATAATATTGCGGTGTAAATATACCACATTGCTTCGCCAATATTATCTCTCATAACAACGGTGTCTAATAACTGCTGTTTAAGCTCAGGGGCTCCTGCCTGATATTGATCTTTCATTAACGGAACAAGCATTGACCAGTATTCAACAAAGTTGCTGGGAACAATTTGATTAATTAATATAGACATATTTCCACACAACTTTATGATTGCCTCTGCCGCTCCTTTTAAGCTCTTGTTTTTCTCAGCATTTCCTTCAGTAGAATCGTCTATAGTTTGATTTAAATCTGTATTTACTAATAATTCAGTTAAAATGTTATTTGCCGTTCCAGCCACAGCAAAATATCCAATTACATTTGAAAATGCTGATTTAAAACCAGGAAATATCATTAATGCCACAATAACAATTCCAAAAATAAAGAACCATGGTATAATGGTTAATAAAAATGCAGCACCGATGTTTTGGGTCACGCTTCCGCCGCACGTGTTCACAAGAACACTTGAGTTCATTATTATTTGAGTAACAACTATTAATAAAAAATAACAAGTCAAAAACACATTATTTTTGCTGCTATATGCAGCATATTCTTGACCACTCACATCGTCAAATGCAGATGCATTTAATTTTGGTTTGAAAACGAGATAATATAAAAGTGTTATTGCAATAAATATCAATAATGAGAGATAAGAACTATCCATATAGATATTGTGTATAATTTATTTTGATTTTATAAAAGTAAATTATAAGGAATAAATAATGAACTTTGACAATTTTACTAAACCTGCTTTGATAGAACCTGGAGTTAAATACTTTTTAAGCGAAACACTAAAGCAATGTAGAATTTTTAAAAATACATACAACAATCTATTGATAAATATATCATTAGGAATCGGATTTCTTGTCATTTTAGGAGCAATATTGTTTTTCAAATACAAAGGTAAATTGACTCCTGTTGAAAAAGAAATGAAGAATAGACAAAAACAACAGTATATTTTATCAAAGATACAAAACTTTCAAGAATCTAAACAGCGAGCGCATCAAGAATTAATCACTGGTCTTCCTCATTGGGAAACCGAATACGATATTATTTCTAATAAAAATAAATATTTAAAAATATAAATATAATCTATAGAATGATGAGCGACAAAAATGAAGAAAAAATGGAAGAAAAGAAAAAGTTTATAGACGGTTTAAACACATATTTCAAGCTTAAGGCCGCATATGAAGCCAATATTAAAAAGGATAAAACTCAAATTTCTAAGCTTCCTGGTTTGAGTTGGCGAGAGAAAAGAAATGAATATGCTAAAATAAAACCCAAGTGCATTAATTGTAAGAGGCCAGTCGGATCTATTTTTTCTACTAAAACCAATAATGGTGAGAGACAATACGTTGCTTTGTGCGGTGATAGAAAAACGCCATGTCCGTTAGACATTAAAATCAATTTGGGTGTAACATATAATATTACTGATGACATTCGTCAAGATGAAGAAAAGATAAAGAGTTATAATAACGAAATTATCATAGACAAAAACAATTTGTTATTTGGTTACATAAATGCTCAACAAGCTGTGGCAAAATTTGATAGCATAAAAGAAGAAGTTGCCGATGCAACCAAAATACACGAATTTACTTTAGAACATTACCTAAATATAGCGGATAATGCAGAGAAAAAGGAAGAGCTCAAAAATATTAAACTGGAATTTTACAACAATTTAGACAACTTTAATGCAATGATACAACAGTATAACTCAACGCAAAATACACAATTTATAGTTGATGCGGTTGAATTGTATGTGACAACAATGCAACCAAGAGTAAATGATATTTTAAAGAAGACATACTCTTACAATGGGGTTGAATACAACGAAGATGACAACACATTTCATTTAATTCAAATACCCATATCAATTGAAGACCTTGAATGGGATATTGGTGAACATGGTCAAAAAGTGGTTACAATGAAGATGGGTCTTGAAAAGTTCTCTCAAAAGAGAACAGTCCGCAACGCAAAAGCAATGACTTCTGCTATTCCGGATATAAGAGAGAAAGAAGAAAAAGAAAAAGAACCAGATTTCACAAAATTAAAGTCACAACCCAGGTTTGCCTTGAATCAGCAGCCTATTGAATCTGACTCCGACGAAAATTCTGATGAAGACGAAAATTCTGACGAAGATGAAGATGAAGATAAACCATTGCCAAAGATAACAATTCACCCAAAACTTTTACCAGATGGCACAATGGCCGCAACAGAAGCAAGTAGATTGAATTTTAAAATTGAACTTGTAAAAGGTAAACTAGTTGCAATGAATCCAAATACAAAGGAAACCTATATAGTGACTGCTGGGGTATAAATCGTTTGTTAAAAAGTTGAATCAAAGCTGAAAAAATAATATAAACATTATTTATAAAACATGATTACAAAATTCATTGACATTCCAACTTTCATTATTAGTTTAGCAATTGGTCTATTTTTTGTTTACATCTGGGGACCTGATTTAAAAACTGTATACGTATACCCAACTCCAGAAAATATTGGAAAAGTTCAATATAAGGATAATGCGGACAACTGTTTTACTTATCAAGCTACTGAAGTAAAGTGCCCAGCCGACGATTCGCAAATAAAAACGGTTCCAGTGCAAACTTAGCAAAATTTTAAAATATTTAATATAATATATACATGCACCTTACAAGGTTTCTTCACACTCAAAGCGGTAAATATATAATGTCCGCTTTATTAGGTTTTGGGTTGGCAACGTTTTTTAGAACTGTATGCAAGGGAAAAAATTGCATTATATTCAAAGCACCTCCCATGGACGAAATAGAAGACAAGATTTACAAACATCAAGACAAATGTTATAAATTTAGTCCTGTTACAACAAAATGCGACGCACAGAAGAGAAACGTCGCAATGGAATAAATACTTTTGAAAAAAGTATTGCAAAACCGCAGACGCTTTTGGCGCAACCTTTAAAAAGGTTGCATTTTTGCTCCACTTTTCTTAAAAGTGGATTTTGCGTAATTATTATATCAAATCCTTCTTATAATAATTATATGTCAGACACAACAAGTATAATGGATTTACCAACCGACCCAGCTGGTGGAGGAAGTATAGGAGGAAATATAAGTTTATCTGCCAATGAAAACATGTCTTCTATGCCAGTTCAGAATTCCAATGGCGCTGGAGTTACTTTAGATCAAACTACAATTAATCAAATTGTCAGTGGATTGCAACAGGCTAGTTCCAGCGGCGCAACACAATTACCGTCTAGAGATATTCCTCGTAATACAGAAGCAATGATGCAAGATCCTCAAATTCAACCCAATTACATTCCACCTCAATCCAACAATGATTATATTACTGATTATGAAGACAATGAGGATATTATTCAGAATTATAAGAACAATGCTCAATACGGCGATAGTTTGGACCAATTATACGAAGAAATTCAAATTCCTCTTTTAATTTCGGTATTGTATTTTCTGTTTCAGTTGCCAATTTTCAGACGTTACTTATACAAGTTTTTCCCTGTATTGTTTTCAAAGGATGGAAATGTCAATTTATATGGGTTTTGTTTCACAAGTGCATTATTTGGTCTTTTATATTACGTGTTGTCAAAAGTAACAACTCATTTCAGCCGGTTTTAATCTGCAATGGGCATAATTTTTTTTGAACTGTGCGATTTAAAACTAAAACTATGCAATACTCTACCAATTATATTCAAAGGTTGTATTTCGGCTCCTATAGTAATAGCAATGTTTAATCTTTTAACGTCAACAATTACATTTATCATTTTTGCACCTGTAAAATTGGTAGTTCTATCAAACTTGGCGTCCGTTAAATTTGCATTGGTCAAGTCAGCTCCAGTAAAATCAGTATTTGATAATTTTGCATTAGATAAATTTGCACCACGTAAGTCTGCTCCTGCAAAATTAACATATATTAAATTTGAATCAGATAAATTGGCTCCTTGCAAATAAGCGTGTTTAATCACAGCCCCTTGCAATATTGTATTTTTTAGATTTGCCTTTATCAAAGAAGAGAAGCTTAATTTTGCACCTCTTATATCTATATGCGATAAATTTGTGTGCGATAAATTTACTCCGCAAAGACTATTAACATCAATTTTCTTTTTTCTTATTTTTCTGCATAGCCTTCGCTTTGCAATATAACTGCAAATTGCTTTTATCATTGTTCTTATATTGAGTTAAAAACAATGGCAACTTTTCCATCAATTTTTTTCCTCCCACTAAAAATAAAAATTTAAAATGAAACAAATATAAAAATAGAACGCGATATAATAATAACCGTGCATTTAAAATGCCAAATTCAGACATTATAAAAGTATTAGAAGAAATTAAATATGATAAACGTTTTGAACGATTCAGACTAGCCAACGTGATTGCGCATGTTGCTGTGATTGTTTTAAGAGGAAAAATTATAGCCAGTGCGGTGAATCGCATTGGTTATCGGCAAGAAACAAGCAGAAGTTATTATAACACTTATTTGCACACAGATAGAAATTTGCATGCAGAAGAGAACGTGGTAAAATCTCTCGGAAATTATAATAAGATGAAAGATGCAGATATGTATATTATGAAATTTGGCAGAGGACAGAATGATGGGAATTACGTGAATTCCAAACCTTGTGCAAAGTGTCAATGCTTTTTGAGCAAATGCATGAGAGAATATAAATTGAAGCGAGTATTTTATACTTCATAACCAAAAATAATCATAACCAAAAATAAACTATTTTAAATATATTAAACGCATTTTGCTATTTAATATATTCATGCCACCAGGGTTTGATTTAACCGACATACTACAAACCACATTTAACGATTCCATAAAAATTTCTCTCTTTCAACGTATGAAAACTGGGAATCACCTTATTGACGCAATTTTTTCAACTCTAGGATTTGTTGCAATAAGTTACCTCGTAAAAATATTATACGAAAATAATTCATTTAATAAGTCATGGAATATAGATATTCGCGACACAATCAAAAGCTTGTTTTATAAAAAATATTCAATAACATATGAAGGCAAACGGTGTTCTAGTGTTGGCACTTATAATCTTTATCCAGTAGTATCGTCTTGTTTTACAGACGCATTTAAGGCATTGTGGGCCGACATTTTGGGAACCATGGACGACAATAAAACGATTCACGAATTAAAAGAGCTCTATACAACAATGGATAAATTTCGCGACAAGAATGATAATAATGATGACGATGATATGTATATAGTATCTCAAAAAAAACCATTTTTATATAAAGCCGACCTCAAAATATATGCTATTGCAGATTTTTACACTGAAGATTCCGGTGGAAGCGAAAAAGAAAAGCAAACAACTAAAACGGATAAAATCACGTTGACGCTTTATTCATATGAAACAAATACAAGTGGCATTAAGAATTATGTTAACAAATTGAAAGATAAATATATAAAAGCCATTGAAGAAAGTCGCAATAGTCAAAAATTTATTTACACTCTAATTAAAACTAAGTATGAGGATTACAAATATGAATGCTGGAGTGAATATCCTTTTGATAGCACGCGAACATTTAAAAATATGTTCTTTGAAAATCAAAAAGAAGTTTTAAGCAAAATTCAATTCTTTCTTGACAACAAAGACTGGTATTACGAAATGGGTATACCTTATTCTCTCGGAATCGGATTACATGGACCTCCAGGAACAGGCAAAACATCTTTTTTCAAATGTCTTGCAAACATGACAGGACGTCACATAGTTATTCTCTCATTGAAACTTATTAAAACCAAGCGTCAATTGGATGATTTCTTTTTTGAGGACAGATATAACTCTAGTAACAAGGTTCATAGTGTGGGATTTGATAAAAAGATTATCATTATTGAGGACATAGATTGTCTTGGAGAAATTGTATGGAAGAGAGAAGATGCTAAGGATAAATCTGGAACTAGTATTGGGAAAAAGTTGAATTTGACATCGTTATCTCCGACATCTTCAGTAAACGTCGCAGATGTAATTCAAACCTTTGTTGAAGCAAATGAAGAGCAAAATAAGCTTTTAAGCACGGTAACAAAACCGCTTGAAGATGATCCTATTACATTGGACGATATTCTGAATCTGTGGGATGGTCTTAAAGAGACGCCAGGCCGAATTCTAGGAATTAGTAGCAATCATTATGACAAGTTAGATCCGGCATTAATAAGACCTGGGCGCATTGACATAACACTTAAATTGGACAACGCGTCGCGCGATATAATAAGACAAATGTATGAAAGATACTATTCAGAACACATTGATGAGAGAAAATTAAAGAAGATTTCTGAGTATTTTTATTCTCCGGCTGAAATTATTAACTGCTATGTAATGAATAAGGATGATCCTGGTGCATTTATTGGAAGATTAATGAAGAATGAGAAATTTTAGGACTTGTTATACTTGGATCTCGTTATAAATTACAATAATTGTTATAGAACTTTTATAACAATTACTATGCATATCATTGAAAACTACGTTCAAAATTTAATGGCAAATTTGCCCAAGAGAAAGGAGCCAGAAAACATTAATCTCATTCTGGACGGAGGAATATTTAACGGCAGTTACCTAATCGGCGCCCTCTACTTCTTGAGAGAAATGGAAAAACAAAACTATTTAACCATAAATAAAATTTCCAGTTGCAGTATTGGATCGGTTTGCGCTGTCCTATACAAAATAGACGCACTGGATTTGATGCCTGAATTATATAATATAGTTCTAAAGCAATTTAAAGAAACTCGCCACTTTCACGCGTTCAAATCTTGTTTGGATAAAATAAAAGTTCGCATTAATTCAACGTCTGCAAAATTAAAATTAAATAACGTCTTGTATATTACATATTATGACATTAAAAAAGGAAAGAAAATTATTAAAAGCAAGTACAAAAGCACGGATGAATTAATTGACACTATTTACAAGTCTTGTTTTGTTCCTTTTATTGCTGATGGAAATATGGTTTATAAAAACCGTTATTGTGACGGAGTCAACCCATATATTTTTCCGTTTGAAACTAATAGAAAAACACTTTATCTGGACTTGTTTGGCTCTGACAAAATTCATTATATGTTGTCCGTTAAAAATGAAAAAAACAATTTTCACCGCATACTTGCAGGTCTTCTGGACATCCATCTGTTTTATATTAAACAGAATAGCACGCAAATGTGCAGCTACGTAAACCAATGGTCTTTATATCAGACATTTCACAATCGCATTTTAAAATGGATCGTTGAATGTGTCATTTTTTATTCAGTTTTTGCGGCATTCCATTTAAAAAAATACATACCTAATGAGCTTTATGAGCATATTATTTTTAAAATATTATCAAAAATAATAAAGGAATTATATATAGTTTTTATTGATTATTTCTGCTTTTAAAAAAACAATCCACCTCGGCCTCGTTTTACAGTTTTATTTTTCTTTGTTCTCTTGTTTGCTGTTTTTGATTTTGTTTTTCTCTCTTCCTTCTTTTTTTCTTTTTGAGAAAGCATGTCCGCTGGTCTATATCTCAAAAACCATTCTTCGTATTCTTTGTCTTGCTTTTTGCTGTGTTCTTTCAGCTCTTTAAACTTTTCAGCCTTTTCGGCTCTCATCTCTTCCACTGTTTCTTGATGCCCATAACAGCTTATACTGAATCGTCTTAGAAGACCCTTCTGTTGTAATCTATTTTTCTGCTGCACTTCAAACAGAAATTGCGCCATACATACTATTCTCTCGGTATCATAATAATTGCGATCAGAATATAAAAATGCCAAGTAAAAACTCAACATTGTATCAACTGTTGCTATTTTCACAGGCTGTTTGTCAACCGTAATAATATTATAACTATGGCAAGCAATTGGCTTATAAATAAACGCAATTGTATCCGCACCTATTAAAACTTGATAGTGTGGTGCAACTATCTCTCCTATTTCTTTTTGTTTCACAATTTTGGCCTTATATCCTGCGTCCTTCAAACGCTCTTTCAAAATTTCTGCTGTCTTCTTAGGGTCTTCCGATAAAACGTCAAAATCAGGAATTTTTTCTAACTTTTTATGCAATTGCTTTGGCATATAATGCAAGTAGAGGCTTACTGCATATCCACCAAAAAACACCACCCCTTGGTTAATAAATGAATTTCTAGTTATTTCAAATATCTTGTCTTCATCTTCTTTGTTTATCATTTCTCTCTGAAAAGGCTCTATGTCATCACAATGCGCGGATTTTAAAGGATAGTTGTTATTGAGAAGCGTTAAACGCTTTAACACTTTTTCCCATCTTGAAACATCGCCGGCCGGTCTTGAAAGTTCTAAATACATGGACATTCTCAAGTAATTCGGAGGAGCGTATAAAATGCCGTCTATTTTTATTGCTTCTTGTTTTACCGCCTTGTAAATTTCCTTATGCAAAAATGTAATGTCCGCAACTGGTATAAAATTCACAAACACCTTATATGTTCCCTTGTGTTGTCCTGACTTTGCTTCTACTTCTAAAAATCCGGCTTTCACGTAATCATCCGTTAATTCCTTGCTATCATTTAACGCATTAAAAGAGAAAAAATCATAGTCTGGTATTTCCACTTCTGTATTGTAAAATTGGTCTTGTTTTGGCAAAATATTATTAATCGCAGTTCCTCCATAGCATATCACTTTTTTTCTGCGGATAAAGTTCTCTACAATTCCAATTATCTTCTTTACTTCTCCTGAATTGGCTACAGCTCTTCCAGAACGCTCTTCGGCTTTATCTACCGCACTTCTTAATATCGCTAATTCACATTCCTGGAAGCTCATTGATTTATCGCATATATTTTTCATTTAATCGTCTTATATTATTAAAAGAAAAAAGAAAACTGTTAGTAATTGTTTAATGCAATTTATTTATAATATTCTTAGGATTTCCAATCATTTTACCATCTTTATGTGTCTTCTTATCAAAATAACCATTCCAGAATTTTCGTGTGGCGTAAAAATCTGCTTTATGAGCTCCAGACCATTTGCTTTTACCGCAGAATTTTTTATGATTGTTTGCACCCATGGTAAACCAATTCTTATTGGATTTTCTTAACGTACACTCACAAATTGCCTTTTTGGAATTCTTGGGATCAACTACGCATTTATGGTTTAAGCAATCAGACCACTCGTATTTCTTAGGGCATTCTGTGATTCTTTTTCCGTCATTCATCTCATTAATGGAAAAGGTAGAGTAAATACGACGCGTACCGTTCTTCATTTTGTGACACTTTAATCTATTGCAAGATTTTGTCGCAAAGTTGTAACCGTTTTCTACAGTGCATTTGCAACTGGTTTTACCAGGCTTATTCTTTATTGTTTTGCAAGGAGCAGACGTGCACAACGCATACCGACTTTTACAAATTGTTAAATTTTTTGTTTTTTGTCCATTCTTTCTTGTCTTGGGCATATTATATTATTGTATTATTTTATTTTTCATAACACAATAATTTTGTTTTTTTGTTTTATTTTATTTTGATTTGGCTCAACCTTTCTCAAAGGTTGATTAGATATTAAACGCGTAATAATCACTCTTAACATCGCGCGTTGCAAATGAAAGTGCAGGATTTTGTGGAGGAGGTTCTGGAACATAAACTGGAATATATCTTAACTTCTCAGGTTTCAAACAGAATGCATATCCACATTTATCAAAGAACGCATTATTCTCCTGTAAATTAATATCATTCTTCTGATACATCATCGCAATCATCTGGCAACCAGTTTCTCTGCAAACAATGGCGCTTGGGTTTGGCGGATTCTCACCAATGTCCGGCATTGAAATGCTCATATTTTGCTTGTTATATTCCTGCAATTCTACTAAATCCGGTGTATTTTTAACGTCATAATAGTGGAGAGCACGCATAAATATAGAATTACTCGTCATGTTGACATATTCATAAAAATCTTCAGTGTCCATGAAAGCATTATTTGATTTGTCAACAATAACAACTATTTTTTTATTAACTAAATCCAGTAATTTTGTATTGCCAAAATTCTTTCCGTTTTGCTCAAAGCTTGAAGCAGGTCCCAAAAAGAATGAATCATAGCTTTTAAATATATTAGCCAAGTTCTGATACATTTTTTGGTTTGCGCTCTTAAATCTAAAGTGAAAAATTATTGGGTCTTGTGGATTAGGTGCGCCACTGGAAGCAAACGCATAGTTTGTTACTATACTCATAACTTCAGAAAAGGCGACAACATTATAAGTTTCCTTAATATGATTATTGTCAACAGTAGACGTGGCAACCACTGGTTGGTCATCTATTGAAAATATTTCAAAATCCAAACCGCGCACACCTTGCTTTAAAACGTCTTTCAACGCGCACGTTGAAACATAGTCATTTTTGAAAGTTCCTGGACTGCAGCAATTGTATGAAGTTTTAATGTAATAATCTTTTAAAGTATAACCGCAATTTGGATCACTTGCATTTAATGATCTTATTGAACCATTCAAAGATGAAAATAGGTTACTCATACTACTGCATTCGCGATTCACTAGATTTCTCATATAGAAATAATACCATAGAGCCCCAATAATAACAATTATAATCATGCTTAATAACATATAAGCAGCATAGTTCTCCTTAAGATTTGCCATCATATTCATCATTTTATTCGTAGTATCCATTGTCCTACTATATTATAATACTAATTTTAAAATATAATAATATTAATCAAAAAAGTTAAATATAAATTATTTGTGTATAGTATATCTAAAAGATGGCTGGTGGATTAATGCAATTGGTCAGTGAAGGACAACAAAATATCATATTAAATGGCAACCCTTCAAAAACTTTTTTCAAAGCAACATACGCTCGCTATACAAATTTTGGAATGCAAAAATTTCGCGTGGATTTTGAAGGTGCAAAAACTCTTCGTTTAGCAGAAGAATCTAACTTTACATTTAAAATACCCAGATATGCAGACCTTTTAATGGATTGTTATTTAAGCGTTGACTTGCCTAACATTTGGAGTCCTATTATGCCTCCTAACACGGACCAAGAATCTGAATTATATAACAGTGGCAAATGGGTTCCATATGAGTTCAGATGGATTAGTTCACTCGGAGCAATGATGATATCTCGTATTACTATTACTTGTGGAAACCAAACGCTACAAGAATTTTCTGGCGAATATTTAAAACTTATGATTGAGCGCGATTTGACAGGGACAAAGGTGTTCGGATTTAATGAAATGACCGGAAACACCGCGTCATTAAACGACCCTGCAAATTCTGGAGCGCGAGTTAACTCATATCCAAATGCTTATTATAATGCAAATGGTGCTGGACCTTCTATTGGTGGAAGAACATTATACATTCCATTAAATAGTTGGTTTAATTTTAAATCTCAAATGGCATTTCCATTAATTTCATTGCAGTATAATGAATTACATATTAATATTACGATGCGCCCAATTCAAGAATTATTTCGCGTTCGCGACGTGTATGATGGCGCAAATAATTACCCTTATGTGGCTCCCAATTTTAATTTATGGTATATGCAGTTTTATAGATTCTTACAAACGCCTCCTGATGTTGAGCTTGGTCTGAATTCCTATGTAGATAAAAGAACAATATGGAACGCCGACGTTCATTTAAATTGCACATATTGTTTTCTTTCCAACGAGGAATCCAGATTATTTGCGCTTCAAGAACAAAAATATCTATTTAAACAAGTGAGAGAGCAGATATTTTATAATGTTACTGGTCCAAATAAAGTGCAATTGGATTCACTTGGAATGGTATCAGGTATGACATTTGTATTCAAAAGAAGCGACGTTAACTTGCGCAACGAGTGGACAAATTATTCTAATTGGCCATACAATTACTTGCCATATGACATAGTTCCTGCATCAACTAGCGGCGCGTTTCAAATTACAAGAACAAATCCAGATGGTTCTACAACTGTTGTTGATATTGGACCTGGAGTAAATCCAAATGGTCAATTAACAGGATGGTTCATTACAGGTGGCTCTCATGGAGCAAATGCAAACGGAATTTTGTTAAGTATGGGAATACTATTAGATGGTTCTTATAGAGAGAATTTGCAGCCTGTTGGTGTTTACAACTATATAGAAAAATGGGTTAGAACAGGTGGATTTGCTGAATCTGGGATTTATTTTTACAGTTATGGCACTTATAACTCTCCACTAGAATCCCAACCTTATGGAGCAATTAATATGAGTCGTTTTACCACAATTGAGTTGGAATTTAATACAATTATTCCAACTTTGGACCCATACGCACAATCGCTTGCTATTTGCGACCCTCAGACTGGAAATATTATTGGCATTAATAAACCAACATGGAGAATTTACGATTACAATTTTAACTTATACACATTTGAAGAGAGATATAATGTGGTTACTTTTGTTGGCGGAAATTGTGGGCTTATGTATGCAACATAATTATCCTGTTTATTCTTGTATTATTTTTTATATTGTTTTATACTATAGATGAAAAATATTTCCTATAGTATGAAATACGCAAAATATTTGTTATATTTAATAGCAATAATACTTGTTATTATTGCTGCAACTATTGTATACGCTTATAATTCCGGTTCTTGTCAGCTTGAAAAAAAATATGAATGCAATAAAAATTTCTGTCTTTATAAAGAATTTCCTATTCAATTATCAAATAATTCTATGAACGAAATTCAAACCATGTTACAAGACAAATCCATTCAAAAACGCGTTGAAATAACATCTTTCGCCGAAAACATTGCGAATTGCGCGCTTCCAAATAAAGCAGGCGTTACAATTCCCACAAATCAAATAGCACAAAACTCCGAGAGCATTATACCTTTCTATCAAAATGAACTATGCAACAAAATTTCCGATCTTCTTGGATTTAAAGTATATCCAACAGATTTATCATTCCCAACGTCGTGTGTTCTATTGATTTACGAAAAAGAGGGAGACTGGATTAACTGGCACTACGATCACAACTATTATAACGGCAGATTCTTCACAGTTTTAATTCCAATAACCACTGACCTTACATGCACTAAGTTTGAATTCAAAAACAATAAAAACGAGATTGTCAGTCTGGATTTGAATGAAAATGGTGTGTGTTTTGAAGGCAATTATTTATACCACAGAGCATCCAAGCTTTGCGCAAATCAGCGCCGAGTAATTTTGTCGTGTCAGTTCGTCACAGACAACAAAATGAGCCTAATTAATCAGTTACGCATTAAGCTTAAGGATTTTGCTTACATAGGCGCATTGAAATAGGTAATAAAATTAAAATATATTATTTTGATTTTATATTCTCAGTCAGGGCGAAATATTGAAAAAAAGAAGGGGGCAAAAGTGTTTCCAAAATCAAAAAATGGACAAAAAAAATGTCCAATTTTCAAAAGCGCCGATATTTTATGAAAAAGGGGTCAAAATTCCGCCAATGTGAGCTAAATGGTCTTAAAAAGTTTTTAAAATTGTAAAAAATTGTTACGCTAATTTTTACATATTTTTGCGGAAAAGGATTTAGGGATTTTTTCTGTCACTAGTTTAGTGACAAAATGGTGACAAATCTCTCCTTAAAATCCCCTATTTTTGAATGCAAATATTGTGACTATAATACATGTAATAAAAAGGACTTCAGTAAACACATCAACACCATAAAACACAAAAAAAAGGTTTTTGTGACGGATAGTGACGTTTTGGTGACAGATTTGTCCCAAAAATCCCTGTTCACGTGCGAAAAATGTTTAAAAACTTATAAATCTAGAAACGGATTATGGTCTCATAAGAAAAAATGCGAAAGTGTTGGCGAAGAACAACCCTCAAATAATATAATTGTTGAGCTACTTAAACAAAACAAGGAGTTTAAAGACCTTATTATTGAACAGAATAAGCAAATAATGGAACTCGCAAAAGAGAAGAATACCATTATTAACAATACAACAAACAACAGCAATACAAATAACAATCAGTTTAATTTACAATTATTCTTGAATGAACAGTGCAAAGATGCTCTTAATTTAGTTGACTTTGTGAATCAAATCAAACTGCAATTGTCAGACCTTGATATGATTGGAAGAGTCGGATATGTAGAGGGAATGAGTAAGATCTTCTTGAGGAACTTGCATGAACTTGATGTGTTTAAAAGACCGATCCACTGCAGTGACTTGAAGAGAGAAACCTTATATGTGAAAGACAAAGACGCTTGGGAAAAGGAAAACGGCGAAAATATAAAAATAAAACAAGCAATAAGGGGTATTGAAAATAAAAACATCAAACAAATCCCTATTTGGGTAAAAGAAAATCCATCATCCGAAGATTTTGAAACTAAAAAACATTTGGAATACCAAAATATATTATTGGAATCTATGGGAGGTTCTACCTCAGAAGATGATAATAAAAAGTGCGATAAAATAATTCGCAATATTGCAAAAGAGGTCGTCATTGATAAGAAATAACTATTACAACGTTTATCGGTTCTTAGTGCCTTTTTTTCGGCGCAGTTTTCTTTTTTTAGTTGCACTGCTTCTTTTGCGTTTCTTTCCGCCACTTTTTTCGTGTTCACTTGTAAAATATGCGCTAGAATTTAATTGCAATTCGGCATTCAATATTTTATATAATTCATTCAATGGCATTGAACGTTTAGATTCAGGAATATTTTGTGCGTTTATTCTCTCCATCTGTTCAAAAATCAAAAATATATAACGATGAATTCCAGATCCTTGGGGTGGGGCAGGACCTTTATAATTAAGTAACGCTTGGCCGTTGGATACATTTCCGCCTGGTATATTTATTACAGCCCAGTGTACATAATTCCCAACTACGGCGTCAGGGTCATACATAATCAAAGTGTAAAGCGCCGTGGGGGTTGCTGTGTATTCTATTTTAGGTTCCAAATGTGATTGCATTGGCGTGATGTAAGAACCATTCGTTATTTCCATATTATTGTATACTATCTTCATAATATACAATAATATATTTATTTTTCATACTTAAAGAAAGTCATTTGCAGCTAACGGCCCATCATCAACAAACTCGCCACTTAATGTTGGTCTTGTTGGATAATTTGGCATAAATGATTGAGACGATGGACTATAGCGTTTGTCAAATAATTCTTTTTGTTCGTCAAATGTTTTTCTCCATGTATCCACGCCTTTAAAATATCCTGGCGGAGGAGTGTCTGGTTTATTAACCAATTTAGCGCGAGTGCCAATATCAGTTGTTAAAACAGAGTAAGTGGGTGTTTGTCTTGTGGTCAATATTCCTGCATCATTTTGACCGTTAATATCTGTCATACGTTGGCTATTTTCAGGAGCAAATTGCTTTGTTTTTGGGTTGCAACCAAAACAATCAATATCAGAACTACATTGTTCACCAGTTAATGAACATCTATTATTGGGTCCGCACATATTTTGACAAGACACTGTAGTTGTTAAAGGCAAACTTACTGTGTGATTTGTTGAAGGACCTCCATTGTCAGCAAAGGGACCCAATGAAGTGAAGTGCTCAACTACATATCCATTTTTTATTAAATAGTCTCCCCAGTTAAAAATATAAATAGTCAAAAACAACAGAATAAAAGACCAAATGATTAAATATAGTTTGCTCATTATATATTTTGATTAGATAAAAAGATTTTTAGCAATTTAAT